TGAGCTTAATGCCAAAGCAAATAATCTTAAAGGATTAAGAGAAGAAAATGATCGTAGAGATATTTATAGAGCAACTATAGCAAGTAATAAAGCTATACAAGCAGGATCTGGTTATTCTGATAACAGCATGCATTTTTTAAATATTCAAGATGTTACAGGTAAAAAATCAGATAAGGATATAAGTACAATTAGATTAAATACTTTAGCTGAAGGAAGTTCTCTTTCTATTGATAGTCAACAAAAAAAAATGGCAAGAAAATCAGAACAGTTTGGTGGATGGGTAAGTATAGCATCAACTGGTATGACTACTAAAGCAAAAGTAGATCAATACAAAGTAGATAATCCAAAAAAGGAAAAGAAAACAGCATGACAAAATTTATTTTAGTGCTTCATCTTTGTATGTTTATTGATGAGCCTAAATGTATTTCAACACAGACAATGCCTTTCGAATTTGAAGATCATTATTCATGTGTAAGAACTGGTTATCATCAAGCTTATAAAAGTTTAGATTTATTAACCAAAGAAGAAATTAACGACAGCAAATTAGCTGTTAAAATTGAATGTAAGGAATTGGAGATATCATAATGGCATTAGACACAGGTAAAAAAGTAGTTTCATTAAACAATAATAAAACTCAATCAAATTATATTACACCTAATACTAAGATAGGTACAATTGCTAAAGGGTTTGAAAGTGTTTTAGATGTATATACTAAACAAGCTGAAGCTAATCATCAAAGTGCTTGGAAAAATGATTTTAGTCAAAAGCTATTTGACCAAAAATTAGAGTTAAGTCAAAAGCATAAAATGAGTCCAGCAGATATGAAGGCATCTACTGATGCTTATTCAAAAGCTTTATTAGAAAATGTTCCTAAGATATATGAAGGTGAAGCTACAGCATTACTAGCTCATAATAATAATAACTTAATAGAGTTTGCAACTAACAATAAAATTTCACTTGAAAATGATAAAGCAGTAGCTGGTCATACTGAAACTCTTATAAATACTAATGCTAATATTTCACAAGCATATGAGAATACAGTTAATAATGAACTATTAAATCAAGATCAAAAACATTTAAAAATAAATACTAATACAGTTGAAAATTCTTATGCACTATTAAATAACGATAGAAAAAATAGTCAATTACTATTAGTTGATAGTGGATTAAAGAATCAAAAAGTTCACGATATAGAAACATTTAAACAGATTAATGAAACAGAAGAAGCAAGACTTCTTAATATAGGAATATCATTTGATAATGAGAATGAGTTCTTTGCTCATATGCAAACTTTCTTAGATGGTAATGATAAGTTTCAAAATACTAAAAGTGATAATGAAATGTTTAGTATGTATAAAAGTAATATTCAAGATTATGATACAAGAGAAGATATTTATACTAAAGTATTAAGTAAGTATCAAACTTGGAGAGGTGATAAGCTTAAAGGTTTAGTTACTCATACTAAGTTTAATTTATCTGCAGCTAAAGAGTTAGGTAGTCCTTTACATTTTAGTCAATTTTCTAATGGTGAAAATAGTAACGCAGAAAAATATATAATAGAAAACTATTCTGATGTTAGTTCGGAAGATTCTTTAAAAATTAAAAAACATATTAATGGAGTTTATAAAACTCAAGCTAATGTTGTTAAAATAAAAAATGGTGAGATTTTAACAGGTTTAACTAAAGCAGAAGAAAACGATGCGTTTGAACAAATACTTTCTGAGTTTGCAATTAATGAAGATCCCTCTCAAATATTAACTGTTGATAATGTTAACTTTAATACTGTTAAAACAATCTTTGAAAAGAATGGTTCTATTCCAGAATCTTGGGAAACTTATATAGGTAAACCTATAGGTGATCTAGCTCAACCAGAAGTATTAGAAGGATTTAAAAAACAGTTAGAATTTTATAATCAAATTAAAGGTGAGTTTAGTGGATTTCATACTAACGTAGATACAGGTAGTTTTATGTTTTATGCTTCTCAAAATAACTTACTAGAATTAAGTGATGGAGAAATTGCCTCTGCTGCTCTTAACTTTAGTAGAAAAGATAATAAAGAAATTAGTATAAGTGTTGATGGTCAAATTTCTAATGATGTTTCTGCATATGAAGAAAGTATTAATAATGCGTTAGATGGTAAAAAAGGTTTGTTCTCTACATGGAGTCCTTTTAGAGAAAGTGTTTCAAGAGATTTATCTTTATCAACTATATTTGGAGATGGTAATAAATTTTCTAAAGTTTTATATCCAGATAGTTGGACTTTGTTTGCAGATGGCCCATGGGATTTAATGGAAGATGGAGTTAAAGCTGATTTTAAAGTTGCAGTAGCAAACGAATTAAAGTTTATGGCAAGTGGTGCTTCTGTAGATATTACAGATTCAAAAACAATAGAACTAGCTACATTCTCTGCATTGAATAAATTGTTAAAAACAAATTATACTCCTAGTAAGTTTACTGAAAAAAAAGGTTATCAGTTAACTAAACACGGAATTGAAAATGAATTTAATTTAAGTGATACAGGAACAATCTTTTCCGTATTACCTACAATGGATGCTTGGTGGGCAACATTAAGTCAATCTGAAAAAGATGCTGGAGCTTTTGGTGTAGATGAAAATGGTGTAAATATTAAATACGAAGATATACAAGCTCGTATGAAAGATGGGGATTTAGTTCCTTCATTTAAACCAACTGGTAAAATGGTAAATGGTAAGATGAGTTATAGTGTTTCTATTCCTAATGGTAACGGACAATTTGTAAAAATTACATTACCAGGAGAACATTTTCAACCTGGTGGATGGGAAAATGTAGATAAGGAAGATGCTCCTTCTCATAAAGGTGAAGTGTTAAAAGTATTAGCTGATGAAAATCATAGTTTCATGGAAAAATTATTAGGAGATTTTGATACAACTGAACCTACAACAAAACACTTACTTCGTAAGTTTGCTTATTCTGGTGAACAAGGATTAATTAATTTAGCTAACTGGTCATGGATGGTAGATGTTCCTTTAGTTGATGATGTACCTAATGAAATAAAACCATTTAAAATGTTATTTAATTTACTAGGAAAAGATGTTCCAGATCTAGATAATAAAATGAGTGAGATTGCTATTCATAATAAAAAACAAGCAGATATGATGACTTACTCTGAAGAAATTAATAACAGTAAAGTATTAAGTAATAAAGCACAACATCTTGAATCATTATATCCACCACACAAACAAGTTCATGGTAGTTATAGAAATGGAATGATGTTTGCACATTATGCTAATAGTAATTATAATAATACGTCATTAGCTTTAACACATAGAACTAATAACTTTTTAGGTCTTGAAAAAAATACTAATGATAATTCATTAGATATAACAGCCGAAAATTCTACAGCTGTGTTTGCTCATCCTAAAGATGGTATTAAAGCAGCTATAATGAAAATGGTTAATATGTCTAGTATTGTACCAGGAAAAGATAAAATATTTGGAGATACTCCTACTATAGAAAAACTACTTACAGAGTTTAATCCTAAAGACAAAGATTTATATTTAAAGGCTTTAAAAGATAGTAATTTAATTCCTGAAGATATAGTTAATTTTCAAGATAAAAATCAAATGGCAGCTATCATTAAATTTATGAGTAGAGTTAAAATGGGTACAAAATCTCAACCCATTCAAGGAGATAGTTCTATATTTGATGGTTATTACAAAGGTAATATTATGGTAGATATATATATCAACGAAGGTGTTACAGAAGCATTTAATACTTATGCTGGAATTATTGGTAAAAGATAGATGGGTGTAACTTACTCAAATGCTAAACCTTATAATTATGCAGATGCTCAAACAAGATCTTTAGAGCAACAAAAAGTTTTAACTCGAAGTCCAGGTGAAGCTATTACAGATGTATGGGAAGGTTTCAAAGAAGAAAACTTATTATACATGGCATATGATGAAATTAAAAATGGTCAGAAATATGTAGGAGATAGTACATACAATTATCAAAATGATCCTCAATTAGCAGAATACGAACCTATTAAAGATCAATTTCAATTTAGTAGAAATGCTCAAGAAACAACAGATCATTTAGCTAAAATGAAACACAATGCTTCTATTGAAAAAGAATCACCTTATTATTTCTTAGGTAGAATTACAGGAGCTATTGCAGATCCTTCTTCTTATTTAATGTTTACTAAAACTGGTAGAGCAGTTGGAAGTAGTGCAAAAGTATTCGGTACGGCAGCAACAACAGAAGAATTAATAAAACAAAATTTAGATCCTACTAGAGATGATAGTTTTGTACCTATTGTTGGATTAGCCTCTTATGTTTTACCAGCAGTTATTAATAAGTTTACAACACCTATTCCAAATAATGTAATTAAAAAAGCTATTGATTTATCTGATGATTGGATTCCAGTAACTAATAAAAGTATTAAAAAACAAATTGTTCAAGATGTAGATGGTTCAACTAAAATATATGAAGATGGTGTATTAGTTAATCCTAATAAATTAGATACTCCTCCAAGTAGTGTAGGTTCTAAAGTTAATACAGATGTAAATAATTTATCTACAGCAGGAAAGAGATTAGAAGGAGAAGCTTTTGTTAAATCTCATTTAGGACTCTTTGGAGAACAAGGCCCTTGGACTCCTGTATTTAGAGTAATGAAAGCAGCATCATTAAATGGTAGAAAAATGATGTCAGATATTTTAGATACTCCTTTATTAAAATTAAAGAATACACGGAAGTGGGGTTTCCAATCTACTGATGCATCTTTAGAAGTACAGTTAAGAATGGAAGAAGTAGCAGTTATTGAAAGTATGAAAGATATTAAAACTGCTTATATGAAGTATTTAGAAAACATTGGTCAAACTAAACCTAAAACAGAAGTAGGTATTAATTTTAGAAATACTTTAAGTAATGAAGGTATGTCAATGTCAGAATTTTCTAAAGAGATTGTTAGAGCTAGAATTAATGGAAAGCATCCTAATCAATTTGTAGAAGAAGCAGCAAGGGTTACTACAGAAAAAGTATATGGCCCTTTAATGAAACAAATTAAACAATACAAATTAAGAGAAGCTCCAGTAGAACAAGAGTTATTAGCCATGAATGGTATTCTGGAAATGATGTTAAAAACTGGAGAAATGAGTAAAGTAGTTAAGTCTGCTATAGATGGTAAGAGTGCTACTTGGACAGTTTCTGCAATAAAAGCTCAGATTCAAAAGCTAACAGAAAGATTAGCTAGAATAACTAACTCACCAGATGGTGTTAAAAATTACATTAATATTATTTATAATAAAACAGCTATTGATAATAACCCTGCTGTATTTAAAGATATTATAAAAGACTTCTTAATTCGTAAAGGTATTACAATGAATGAAGCTAAACTAGCCACACTTGTAGAAGATTTATCTGGTCATTTTCCTTTTGTCAGATTTGAAAAAAGAAGTTGGGATAAAATGCTTGTTAAGTTAGATGCTGTTAAAAATGGTGGTATTAAAGAACTAAATGAAATTGTTAGAAATGAAAGATTTCTATTTAATAGACAAAGATATGCTAGAGCTAGTAGAGCAAGAAATTTAAACCTAGATGATATAGCACAAAATAAATTATTAGATGCTGGTTTAATAGGTAATGATATTTTTGCATTACAAAAAGCATATTACAGACAGATTGTTCCAGATATTTTATTAACTAAAAAGTATGGTGATACAGCAGGTATGGGACACAAGTATATAAATGAAGCTGAGTCTATGACAGAACCTGGATTATTACAGGTAGCAGCAGAATATAATATGAAGATTGGTTTTACTCAAAACAAAGTTAAAAGATTAAAGCTTGTTAAAGAAAAAAACCAAGTATTAAATGATTTAGAAGCAGCAGTAGAATTACTTAGAGGTACTTATGGTTTACCTTCTAGTCCTCATCATTGGACTTCGGTAGCAATGAGATCAATGAAACACTATAATGCTTTAACTATGCTTACAGGTTTTGCAGCAGCAATTCCAGACGCAGCAAGAGTAGTTATGACCTCTGGTATTAAAAGAGGATTTAAAACACAATTTGAAATGTTAGGTAATTTTACTGTTGGTGGAGCTTTATATAAAGTAGCCAAGAAAGAAGCTCAAGCAGCAGGTGAAGCAGTTGATTTAATTACCAATCAAAGAGCAATGTTATTTGCAGATATGCCTTCTGATATGTTTGGCTTTGTAAATAAAATGGAAGGAGCATTAGGTAAAACTTCTCAGTTTAACTTTATGTATATTAATATGATGTCTAGATGGACAGAGATGGCTAAGTCAATGGCTTCTGTTACTATTGGTTCTAGAATTTTAGAAGACTCTATGACATGGGGTAAAGGTACATTATCTGATAAATGGAAAACTGCATTAGCTAGTTCTGGTATTAATGAAGCAATGGCTAAAAGAATAGCTATTCAATTTGAAGAACATGGTACAACTTTAAAACATAATTTTATGGCTAACACAGCAGAATGGACAGATGATGTTGCTAAAAAAGCATTTCAAGCAGCATTAAATAAAGATATTAATATTACTGTTGTTACACCAGGTAAAGGCGATACACCTTTATGGATGAGTACAGAGCTAGGTTCTACATTAGCTCAGTTTAAAAAATTTGCCATGGCAGCAAGTCAAAGAATACTAATTAGAGGTATGCAAGAAAAAGATGCAGACTTCTTATTTGGTTCTATGTTATTACTAGGTTCTGGTATGTTAGTTGATAAACTATACCATACTACTAGATTTAATAGAGATTATGATTCTTTATCATTAACAGAAAAATTAATGAATGGCTTTGATAGATCTGGATTAGCAGGAATTTATATGGATGTTAATAAAGCAGTTGAAACATTAACAGATAATAGATTCGGAATTATGCCAATGTTAGGTAAAGGTAAACCTTATAGTTCTTCTACAAGGTGGAAAGCAGGAACTGTCTTTGGCCCATCTGGGGGACAGATTTATAACATCATGGACATCATCTACGATACAGCAGGAGGAAACTATAATCACCACACAGCTAAAAATGTGCGTAGGTTAATTCCTTGGCAGAATGTATGGTATCTCGATTGGTTGTTTGACGACTTACAAAAGGGAATAAAATAAAATAATGAGCATAACAATATCCGACACTACTCCTAGAGTACAATATACTGCTGCTAATACGCAGACAGCCTTTGCTGTACCTTTTGAGTTTTTTACTAATGCAGATTTAAAAGTATATGCAGGAAGTTCATTATTAACTTATGCTGCAACTCCAGCAAACGCAACACAATACTCGGTATCAGGAGCAGGTGTTTCTGGTGGTGGTTCTATTACTATTGGTGCAGCCTCTACTAATGGAGTAATTTATACTATTTATAGAGATATGGCAGTAGCAAGATCTACTGACTTTCCTACATCTGGTGCATTTCAAATAGGTTCATTAAATACAGAATTAGATAAAGTTGTTGCAATGATACAACAAGTAGAGAGAGATCTTAAATTTTCTCCTCAAGCTGCAGCCACAACTGCAAATACATTTAATTTAACTTTTCCAGATTTAGTTGCTGATAAAATCTTATCAGTAAATTCTTCAGGAACAGCATTAGAATTTTCACAATCAATTACAGACGTTGCAACAGTTGCAGGTATAGCTGCTAATATTACAACAGTAGGAAATATTGCTAGTAATGTAACTTCGGTAGCAGGTAACGCAACAAATATTAATTTAGTAGCTGGATCTATAGGTTCAGTAAATACTGTAGCAGCAGATATTGCAAAAGTAATTGCAGTAGCAAATGATTTAGCAGAAGCAGTTTCAGAAATTGAAACAGTTGCAGATGATTTAAACGAATCAACTTCAGAAATTGATGTAGTTGCAGGAGCAATAGCAAATGTAAATACTGTTGGTGGTGCTGTTAGTAATGTTAATGCAGTTGCAGGTGCAATCACTAATATTAATAATTTAAACGCAAGTAATGTTATTACAAACATTGGTGTAGTTGCAGGTATAGCTTCAGACGTTACAGCAGTTAAAGATATTTCAGCTGATATTCAAGCAGTAGAAGATATAAAAGCTAATGTAACAACAGTTGCTGGTATGTCTAGTGCAATTACAACTATTAATAATTCTGCTTCAGCAATTAATAATGTAAATTCAAATGCTTCAAATATAAATACAGTAGCAGGATTAAGTTCTACAATTACAGCAGTTAATAATAACTCATCAAATATAAATGCTGTAAATACTAATGCTTCAAATATCAATACAGTAGCAGGAAATAATACAAATATTAATACAGTTGCAGCAGCAAATACTAATGTTAATAATGTTGGTGGAGCAATAACAAACCTTAATACAGTTGCAACAAATTTAGCAGCAGTAAATAATTTTGCAGATCAATATAGAATAGCAAGTTCTGCTCCTCAATCATCTTTAACAATTGGTGATTTATATTTTGATACAAGTGCCAATGAATTAAAAGTTTATAAATCAAGTGGTTGGGCAGCAGCAGGTTCAACAGTTAATGGAACTTCAGCTCGTTATAATTACACAGCAACAAATAACCAAACAACATTTACAGGTGCAGATACAGCAGGAGAAACTCTTGCTTATGATGCAGGATTTGTTGATGTATATTTAAATGGTGTAAGATTATCAGCAGCAGATATAACAACTACTTCTGGAACTTCTATTGTTTTAGCAACAGGTGCAGCAACAGGAGATATTTTAGACATAGTTGGTTATGGTACATTTAATGTAGCAGCAGTTAATGGTTCAGCAATTAATGCAGGAACTATTAATGTAGCTAGATTACCTTCTACAGTTTTAAACTCTAATATAGATTTAACAAATTTAAGTGGAACAAACATTACAAGTGGCACAGTACCTAATGCTAGACTTACTGGAACTGGTGCAATTACAATTAATGGTTCAGCAGTAGCTCTAGGGGGTTCTGTTACAGTTGGAGAAACTAAACCTACAATTACAGGTATTTCACCTTCTACTATTGAAAACACAGCTACAGATATAGTTATTACAGGAACAAACTATGGTTCTTCTGGTATACCTAATGTAGAGATTATAAATTCTAATGGTGCAATTTCTTATCCAAATACTATTGTTAGAAATAGTAATACACAATTAACAATTAATGTAACTATAGCAACAGATGCATCATACTTTTTAAGAATTGAATTAGAAGATGGTAATGCTGTTAGAAGTTCAACAGCTATACTTACAGTTTCAGATGCTCCAGTTATTTCAACATCAGCAGGTTCATTAGGAACATTTGCAAAAGCTTCAGCAATTTCAGTTACAGTAGCAGGTTCTGGAGATGCAACTTTAGTTTGGAGTGTGTCTGGTACTTTACCTACAGGTTTAAGTTTAAATACAAGTACAGGAGTTATTTCTGGAACAGAAAGTTCATCAATAACAGCTGCAACTACTTATTCAAATATTATTATTACACTAACTGATAATGAATCACACTCAACACACAAAACATTTAGCATTACAATTAGTGTTGGTGCAACAGGAGGAGGACAATTTAACTAATGGCTGATACATATATAAGCAGAGCGGCAACAGGAAGTGTCACTAGCGATAAAACTTTTACATTTTCTTTTTGGTTAAAAAGAGGAGATTTAAGTAGAACACAAACTGTTTTTATGCATGAAAATGCTTCAGGTCATTATGAAAAATTTCAACTTGAATTACAATCTGATAACACTTTTAGAGTTTCTATTTATGATGGTTCTAGTGAATTTAATTATGATACTAATATGGTGTTTTTAGATACTAGTAGTTGGTATAACATAGTCGTAAGATGGGACACTACACAATCCACAAGTACAGATAGGGTAAGAATTTATGTCAATGGTTCTCAAATTACTTTTGATAATGCTAATGGAAGTACAGCTACTATGCCAAATCAAAACTTTGCTATAAATTTAGGAGAAAAAATTATGGTATGGGGTAGGTATCAAGCATCATCTCCAGGAGCTTATTTTAGTGGAAGTTTATCTCATTGTCATTATGCAGATGGTCAAAGTTATGCACCAACTGTTTTTGGTTCTGTAGATTCTACAACTGGAGAATGGAAACTAAATACCACTCCAACTGTCACTTATGGAAATAATGGTTTTTTTGTTCTTAAAGATGGTAATAGAGTTGTAAATGATGCAGGAAATTCAAGTGGTAATTTTGCAGTTGGTGGTGGTACACTTACAAAAACAGAAGATTGTCCAAGTAATAATTTTCCTACTTTTATAACAGCAAGTCATTCAGGGTCTTATACATTTTATAATGGTGCTACTACTAGTTTTGGTAATGGTACTAGTGATTGGAGTAAAGCTACTATTGGAACATTAGGTGCATCAGATGGTAAATATTATTGGGAA